TTTAGAGTTTTGGAGTAAAGACCGTACACAAAAAGAAATTGAAATCGAACCAATTTTCAACCGAGCGGTTATCTTCGATATAGAAGACGCACCACATGGACACCCAATACCCCTGAATACCCCTGAGGATGTTGATAGGTTTTCCTTGGCTTTATATTATTTCACAGACGATAAAGTGGAACCAGAAAAAAAACATACTGTAATTTTTTATAAAGATTACGAATTAGGAAATAAAACACAAAATTTAGAAGATTTATTTAAATAAAACCAAACAAAATGAAAGAGCAAGACAGTACAAAAATGGAATTTCTCTTAACCTTAAATGACAACATTGTTGTTCAAAGATTTTTTAATGTGAGAGGATATAATCCTAAAGCAAAAAATTCCATGGAGCTTTATGAGTTCATAAAGGCTTTTAGTGAAGAACTTCATTACTATTTGAAAATGAAAACAGTAATCTATATGTTGGACAACAAAGATGCTATCGTCGACAATCCATTAATCATGGAAACTTCATTCACAGAGGCTCCTGAATATTTTAACATTTATGTTAAACTTGGAGACACGACACTTTGTCATAGAAGATTGGATGGAAAAATGTATCCTCCAAAAGTTCGTTATACAGTTGATGTAAGACCATTTCTCAAAGAGCTTCTTAGAGAGCTTACTGACATTTTTTCATCAAAAAAATTAACTCACGAATATTTGGAATTTGACCTTATCTAAGTAATATTTAAATTATAAGAGGGACACATAGAGAGAATATGAATAAGAATTTTGACTACTTAGGTAATACATTTCAAATACAATTAATTAATCAAATAATCGTCGACAAAGACTTTTCGAGTTCGATTATTGATGTTATCGAGAACTCATATTTTGATAACAAATATTTTAAAATCATCATTCAGATGATTAAGGAATATCACAAAAAATATGAATCAACACCAAACTTTGAAACTATAGAACAGATTATCAAATCTGAAGTTAGTCAAGAACTTGTAGCTAAAATTGTTTTAGATACCCTCAAACAAGTAAAAGAAGCACCATTCGAAGGAACACAGTTTGTTCAAGAGAAAGCCTTAAAGTTCTGTAAACAACAAGAACTTCAAAAGGCAATGGACAGGGCTCAAAAAATTATCACTGAGGGTGACTTCGAATCCTATGACAAAGTTGAAGGATTGGTCAGAGAAGCTCTTCAAGTTGGTGAGGTAGATAAAGGTCAATCAGATGTATTCCATGATTTGGACAATGTTTTGGTTGAAGACTATAGACATCCAATCCCTATGGGAATTGCTGGTATAGACAAACTACTTAAAGGTGGATTGGCTAAAGGTGAGATTGGTGTTATATTGGCACCAACAGGTGTTGGTAAAACAACTGTTCTAACAAAGATTTCGAACACAGCATTCAATATGGGTTACAATGTACTTCAAATATTTTTTGAAGACAATCCCAAGATTATTCAAAGAAAACATTTCACCATTTGGACAGGTATTGAACCAGACAATTTAGTTTTCCATAAGGACAAAGTCATGGAAAAGATTGTTGAAATAAAGGAGACAATGCCTAACAAGTTAGTATTAAAAAAGTTAGCTTCAGATACAATGACTATGAATCAAATAAAGAATCAAGTCAGAAAGATGATTGCTGATGGAACTAAAATTGATATGATTGTCTTAGACTATATCGATTGTGTTTTACCTGAATCAAGTGCTAAAGATGAATGGAAAGCGGAAGGTTCTGTTATGAGAGCATTTGAAGCCATGTGTCATGAACTTGACATTGCAGGATGGACAGCAACTCAAGGTAATAGAAGTTCGATTTCTTCTGAAGTTGTTACTACTGACCAAATGGGAGGCTCAATCAAAAAAGCACAAGTGGGTCATGTTATCATCACGGTTGCAAAGACACTCCAACAAAAAGAAATGAATTTAGCAACTATAGCCATCACAAAGTCCCGCCTTGGTAAAGATGGTGTTGTATTTGAGAACTGTAAATTCAATAATGAATTATTGGAAATAGATACAGAATCATCCGTAACCTTCTTAGGTTTCGAAGAACAACAAGAGGAAAGAAAGAGAGATAGAGTTAAGGAACTGTTAGAGAAAAGAAAAGCTCGTGAACAGCAAAATAATACTTAATTAAATATCTACTTTTTTTCGAAAAAACTTATTTTTTTTTAATTAAATTTGTGGTCGCAAAGTGAACGACCGCATATTTATCATAAAAATCGACGATTTTTTGATAAAAACTTTCACTACAAAAACTACAAACAATGGACATTTCGAACAGGATTTTATCGGACATTACAGTGTACATGAAGTACGCCAAGTATATTCCCGAACAGAAGAGAAGAGAAACATGGCAAGAATTGGTTACAAGAAACATGGAGATGCATATAAAAAAGTATCCCCAGTTAGAACAAGAAATTAGAGAGAACTACAAATATGTTTATAAGAAACAAGTTCTCCCATCAATGAGGTCAATGCAGTTTGCAGGTAAGCCTATTGAAATATCTCCAAACAGAATCTACAACTGTGCATTCGCACCGATTGATGATTGGAGAGTATTTTCTGAAATCATGTTCCTTTTATTAGGTGGAACGGGTGTAGGATATTCAGTACAGAAACATCATGTTGAGATGTTACCTGAAGTAAGAAAACCAAACAAAGAAAGAGGTAGAAGATGGTTAGTGGCAGACTCAATCGAAGGATGGGCTGACGCAGTAAAAGTTTTGGTAAAATCATACTTCTTCGGTGGTTCACACATTGAGTTTGATTTCAGTGATATCAGACCTAAAGGTGCTAGACTTGTTACATCAGGTGGAAAAGCTCCTGGTCCTCAACCATTAAAAGAGTGTATCATCAAACTCGAGGGTATTTTGGAATCCAAAGAAGATGGAACTAAATTAACTCCAATTGAAGTTCATGATATGGTATGTCATATTGCAGATGCGGTATTGGCTGGTGGTATCAGAAGAGCGGCACTTATTTGTTTGTTCTCAGCAACAGATGAAGATATGATTGGTTGTAAGAGTGGTGCATGGTGGGAACAAAATCCACAAAGAGGAAGAGCTAATAACTCAGCGGTATTGATGAGACACAAGATTACCAAAGACTATTTTATGGAACTTTGGAAAAGAATTGAAGCGAGTGGTGCTGGTGAACCTGGTATCTACTTAAGTAACGATAAAGATTGGGGAACTAATCCATGTTGTGAAATTGCACTTCGTCCTTTCCAATTCTGTAACTTAACAGAGGTGAATGTGTCAAATGTTGTATCTCAAGAAGATTATGAAGATAGAGTTAAAGCAGCGTCATTTATTGGAACTCTTCAAGCTGGTTACACTGATTTCCACTACCTTAGACCAATTTGGCAAAGAACAACTGAAAAAGATGCCCTTGTTGGTATTTCAATGACAGGTATCGGTTCAGGTGCAGTTCTTGGTTTGAATATGAAATCTGCCGCAAAAGTCGTGAAAGATGAAAACAAAAGAGTTGCAGACTTGATTGGTATTAATCCTGCGGCTAGAACAACTACAGTTAAACCTGCGGGAACTACATCATTAACATTAGGAACATCTTCAGGTATTCATGCATGGCACAATGAATACTATATCAGAAGAGTTAGAGTTGGTAAGAATGAAGCAATTTATTCACACCTCAAACAAAACCATCCTGAGTTAGTAGAAGATGAATATTTTAGACCACATGATACGGCTGTAATTGGTATCCCACAAAAAGCACCCGAAGGGTCAATCTTGAGAAACGAATCTCCAATCCAACTTTTGGAAAGAGTTAAAAAAGTTCAACAAGAGTGGATTAAACCAGGTCACAGAAGTGGTTCAAATGCTCACAATGTATCTGCAACAATTTCTATTCGTGAACACGAATGGCCTGCTGTAGGTGAGTGGATGTGGGAAAATAAAGAATATTATAATGGACTTTCAGTTTTACCTTATGATGGTGGAACATACATTCAAGCACCTTTCGAAGATTGTACAAAAGACAAATACGAAGAATTGATGTTGACTCTTAAAGATGTTGATTTGTCAAAGATTGTAGAAACTGATGATGATACAGATTTGAGTGGAGAGTTGGCATGTGCTGGTGGGGCTTGTGAAATTACATTGGTATAACCTATGAAAAATAATGAAGAGACAAGGGTCAAGCCTAAAAAACTTGACCCTTCTCATTTTTACGAAGAAAATGGAAGAGTTGTTTTCACAGAAGAATATCATATAAATCGAGGATATTGTTGTGGAAACGGATGCAGACATTGTCCCTATGAACCAAAAGCACAAAGGGGTAATACTACAATAAAAAAATAATCTAAGTATATTTATCTCATATGGCAGATGGTATTACATATGGTATAAATTTTCCATTCAGAGATTCGAGAAAAGGGGATTACTTAGCTCTCACAGAATTTGAAGCTCAAGAAATTAAGGCGGATTTGGTTCACCTTATATTAACGAGAAAAGGTTCGAGATATTATTTACCTGAGTTTGGAACAAGAATATATGAATTTATATTTGAACCTTACGATGGACTTACCTTTGATGCAATCGAATCTGACATAAGGGATGCTGTAGGTCAGTTCATGCCAGAGTTATTATTGAATAACATAACAATCGAGCCCGCCGATGTTCAAGACGAAGTGGATGCCGCGGTGACTCCAAATGTTGCAGGACCAAGTGAAATTTCAATTTACAGATTCCCTGGAAAAGGAACTGCTGAATACACTGCAAAATTAAGAATAGATTATGCTACCGAAAGAAATTCTTTCGCACAAAGTGATTTTGTAATAATCAATATTTAAAGTAGATGGCTAATAGAAAAATATCATACACCACAAGAGATTATCAGGCACTGAGAACTGAACTCTTAAATTATGTGAGAACATATTACCCTGAATTAATTCAGGACTTTAATGATGCTTCCGTATTTTCGGTGTTCTTGGATATGAACGCGGCTATCGCAGACAACCTCCATTATAATATTGATAGAAGTATTCAAGAAACTGTTCTTCAATATGCACAACAAAGGTCCTCAATTTATAATATAGCAAGAACCTACGGGTTAAAAGTTCCAGGTCAAAGACCATCTGTTGCCCTTGTAGATTTTTCAATCACAGTTCCAGCGTTTGGTGATAAAGAAGACGAAAGATATCTTGGAGTTTTGACAAGAGGTTCACAATTTGTCGGTGCAGGGTTGGTTTTCGAAAACATAAATGACATTGATTTTGCTAACCCATACAACTCTCAAGGATTTCCAAATAGATTAAAGATTCCAAACTTCAACGCCAATAATGTATTAATAAATTATACAATAACAAAAAGGGAATTAGTTGTTAATGGTCTTACCAAAGTTTTCAAAAGAGTCATTACACCAAATGATGTGAGACCATTCTTTGAACTATTCTTACCTGAAAAGAATGTATTGGGAATCACAAGTGTGTTGGTTAAAAATGGAACTGAGTATACAAACATACCTTCAGTTGCCGAATTTTTAGGTGCGGAAAATAGGTGGTATGAAGTAGATGCGTTGGCTGAAGATAGAATATTCGTCGAGGACCCTACAAAAGTTTCAGACCAACCTGGTATCAAAGTTGGTAGATATCTCCAAACCCAAAATAGATTCATATCTGAATACACTGCAGAGGGATTCAAGAAAATGACATTTGGTGGTGGAACCAATACAGCTCAAGATGCACTTGATGAGTTTACCACTTTAGGTTTGACTGCAGAAATTCAAAGATATTCAAATAATATTTCTTTAGGAGCCGCTCTTCCAGCTAACTCAACTCTTTTTGTTCAATACAGAGTCGGTGGAGGATTATCAACAAACTTGGGTACTAATGTCATCAACCAAATTGGAACAGTCGCATTTTATGTGAATGGTCCTTCTGAAGCGACAAACTCTTCGGTAGTTAATTCATTGAGATGTGTGAATGTTACTGCTGCTGTTGGTGGGGCTGGTGTTCCTACTGTAGAAGAAGTAAGGAACTATGTTTCATTTAACTTTGCAGCACAAAAGAGAGCTGTAACAATTCAAGATTACGAATCAATCATCAGAACAATGCCATCACAATATGGTGCTCCTGCCAAAGTATCTATAACAGAAAACGACAATAAAGTATTGATTCAACTTCTTTCATATGATACATCTGGGAAATTGACAAGTATTGTTTCGAATACATTGAGACAAAATGTGGCTACTTATCTATCCAACTATAGAATGATGAATGATTATATTTCTATATTGACTGCTGAGGTAATCGATTTATCATTCGAAATTTCAATTGTTTTGGATTCAGCTCAGAATTCAGGTCAAGTCATCACAGCTGTGGTTGATAGAGTTGCCGCTTACATGGACCCACAGGGTAGAGAAATGGGGCAGAATGTTAACTTGTCAGAAATTGAAAGTATAATTCAAAATCAAAATGGTGTCCTAACAGTCGCCGATGTAAAAGTATTCAATAAGGTCGGTGGTCAGTATTCGTCTGCAGAAACATCCATGGTATACAAAGACCCTGAGACAAAGGAAATTGAACCTGTTGATAATACAATATTCGCACAACCTTCACAGGTCTATCAAGTAAGATACCCGACGAAAGACATCAAGGTGTCCGTTAAGAATTTCCAATCTATTACATTCTCTTAATCCGTTTATTTAATTGGTAATTCAATTATTTTTTAGTGGTGTGTGTTTTCGTCTTTGAAAATAACACTTAAACTATTTATTGAAAAAGTAATTGATGGGTCAATCCTATAGAATAAGGACCGAGATAGGTGTAAACAAAACAATTAATGTTCAGCTTGACCAAGACTTTGAGTTTCTCGAGATATTGTCTTTAGCCATACAACAAACTGACATTTACATAAGGGCATGTGCTGATTATGGTGTCATTGTTGGAAGGGTTACAGCCAATAATGGGTTTGGTGTTCCAAACGCCAGAGTTTCAGTTTTTATTCCCATAGAACAAGTAGATGAATCCAACCCTATAATATCAAGTATATACCCTTACAAATCTCCTGAAGACAAAAATGAAGATGGATATAGATATAATCTTCTACCTTATGAGTCTTCACATTCAGGACATAACGCTACAGGTACTTTACCTTCAAGAACAGATGCTTTAACAGGTTCCACCGCGGTAGAAATCTATGACAAGTACTACAAGTTTTCTTCGAAAACCAATGATAGTGGAGATTACATGATTATGGGAGTTCCTGTTGGGACTCATCAATTGGTAATGGATTTAGACCTTTCAGATATTGGAGAATTTTCTTTAACGCCACAAGATTTAATTAGGATGGGACGAGCAACTGAAGCTCAAGTTGCAGGGAATAGATTTAGAACCTCATCAGATTTAAATTCATTACCTCAGATTGTCAATCTTACTAAAACTTTAGAGGTTGCACCTTTGTGGGGTGACCAAAATATTTGCCAAATAGCTATCAATAGAGTCGATTTTGATTTGAGAGACGACGCTAGTATAGACATCCAACCAACTTCAGTTTTTATGGGTTCAGTATATTCTACGCCCGATAAATTCAGATTAAGACCCGACTTCAAACTTGGTGCTATAACAATAAGAGGTGGTAAACCGAGAGACAATTTTGGTAATTTATGTACACTACAATCGGGACCTGGACAGATATTAGCCATCAGACAAACAATCAATACAGATTTAAGTGGAAATCCAATATTGGAGGAGTACAGACTTGAACAGGATGGTAATGTAATTGACCAAGATGGTGTTTGGTTGGTTGAGTTACCAATGAATTTAAATTACCTAACAACAAATGAATTTGGTGAAAAAATTATATCGAATGACCCTACAATAGGTATACCTACAAAATCCAAATATAGGTTTAAAATTAAATGGCAACAATCTAATGATTTTTCACAAAATGTTAAAAGACCATATTATTTAGTTCCGAATGTTAGGGAATTCGGTTGGAACAATACCAGCTCGGACCCGAATACTTCAGGTTCCCAACAACAAAAAAATCAATTACAAAGTTCCTATTATTTTGGGTTGAACTGGTCTGGATATACAAACGGTTTCAGTTCGACACAGGCGATTACAAAATTGAATGAAATTATTGATTGTCAAGACACATTTTTTGAGTTCGACTATAATAGGGTCTATACAGTATCTGGTTTAATTGACCAATATAAAGATGGAGGTAGAGGTAGATTTATCGGAATCAAAGAAATTGATGATGATTCATGTGCTAGTACAGTTAATAAATTTCCTGTGAATGAAGGTTTTAGAAATTTTGATTTTTTATTCTTTATTGTTTCACTTTTATTACAACTTATTCAAATAATATCTATACCTCTAATTGTTGCTATTCATTTTATAGTCTTTTTCTTGAATTTATTAATGGGTTTGAGAAATTTTCTTACAGGACTTTTTGCTGTTTTATCAGGGTACCATTTATACCTTGCTGGAAAATATATTGCAAATGGTGTAACTTTACTCGGACAAGGAATAAAAAATATTGCCGCAGGAGCAAACTTGGTTGGAACTGGAGTCGCAGCTATTG